ATGATCGTGCGCGCACTCCAAGGCGACACGGTCGATGCGCTGTGCTGGCGCTACTACGGCCGCACCGACGGCACCGTCGAAGCCGTGCTCGAGGCGAACACCGGGCTCGCCGATCGGGGCGTCGTGCTGCCGACCGGCACGGCCGTCTACCTGCCGGCACTCGACACGGTGACGAGCACGAAGCCGCTGCTGCAACTGTTTGACTGACCCCGGAACCGCCATGGCCGAACCCAACACCACCACCGCCGCCGCGCTGTCGACCGCGATCGGGCTCGCCGGCCTCGCGCCCGGCATCGACGGCAACGCGCTGATCGGCGCGTTCACGGGCGCCGCGCTCGTCGTCGTCACGTCGAAGGAGATCGGCGCCGCGCGGCGCGCGGCCTACATGCTGATCTCGCTCGTGATGGGCTACCTCGCCGCGCCGGAAATCGTCAACGCCACGCCGATCCATTCGACCGGCGTCGCCGGGTTCTTCGCGGCCGCGCTCGTGATCGCCGTCACGCTGCAGCTGATCGAGCGGGTCAAGACCTTCGACCTGCTGTCGCTGTTCCGCAAAGGGGAATGACATGCACCTCCCGCTCGCGCTGGTCGCACTCGCCGCGCACCTCGCCGCGCTCGCGCGCGTGCTCACCTACCGCCGCAACGGCGCGCGGCACCGCCGCCATGCGTCGTGGGTCGCGTGGGCGCTCGTCGCGGTGACGGGCGGCGCATCGATCGAGCTGGTGCTGCATGCGCAATCGGTGCGCTTCTTCGACGCGGCCACCGCGGTGCTGCTGGCGATGTTCGTGTACGGCACGCGCGGCAACGTCGCGCGTCTTCTGCGGAGTGAGTAAACGATGAAGACCCGCCGCCTCGGCGACCACGGCGACGACGTGGGCCTGCTGCAACGCCGGCTGATCCGCGCCGGCTATCCGGTGCAGGTGACGCACGTCTACGACGACGCGACCGAAGCCGCCGTGATCGCGCTGCAACGAAAAACCGGGCTCGTCGACGACGGGATCGCCGGCCCCAAGACCTACGCCGCGCTCGCCACCGGCCAGCGCGATCCGCAGCACCTCGGCATCGCCGACCTTGAACGCGCGGCCCGCACGCTCGCCGTCCCGCTCGCGTGCATTCGCGCGGTGAACGAAGTCGAATCGCGCGGCGCCGGCTTCCTGTCCGACGGCCGGCCGGCGCTCCTGTTCGAGCGCCACGTGTTCTGGAAACGCCTGCAGGCGCGCGGCATCGATCCGGCGCCGCTCGCGGCCCGCCAGCCCGACATCGTGTCGACTGCGCGCGGCGGCTATCGCGGCGGCGTCGCCGAGTACACGCGCCTCGCCGCGGCCGAACAGACCGACGCCGGCGCGGCCTGGGAATCGGCGAGCTGGGGCGCGTTCCAGATGATGGGCTACCACTGGCAGCGCCTCGGCTACGCAAGCGTCGACGAGTTCGTCGCGCGCATGGAAAGCGGCGAAGCGGAACACCTCGACGCGTTCGTGCGCTTCGTCGCCGCGGACAGCGCGCTGCTCGCCGCGCTGCGCGCGCGCAACTGGGCCGCGTTCGCGCGCGGCTACAACGGGCCCGACTTCGCGGCGAACCTGTACGACGTGAAGCTCGCGCGCGCGTACGACCGGTATGCGTCGCAGCAGCCGCTTGCGGCGGCGAGCGCCGGACCCGACGACGACGCGGCCGCCGCATGAGCGCACTCGCCGTGAAGCTCGCCGCGGGCCTGATCGCGCTTGCCGCCTGCGCGGCCGCCGTGCTGTACGTGCGCGCGCTGCACGCCGACCTGGCGGCTTCCCGGCAGCAACTCGCCGGCGCGCAGCAGGCGCTCGCCGCTCGCGACAGCGCGATCGAACGCCTGCAGCAGGACGCCGCCGACCGGGCCCGACAGCAGGCGCGGCTCGACCGCACGCAAACCGCGATCGCGTCGAAGCTCGATGCCGTTCGACTTGAAAACCGGAGATTGACCGATGAAAACGCCGCGCTTCGCGCCTGGGCTGACGCTCCTTTGCCTGACGATGTTGTCCGCCTGCAAACCCATCCCGCTCTCACCGGCGCCGACGATTACGTCGAACGCGTGCCAGACGGTGAGCCCGTGCACGCTGCCGGCGCTCGCGCCGCGCACCAACGGTGATCTCGACGCGGCGCTCACGAGCGTGACGGCCGCGTGGGCGACGTGCGCGGCCCGGGTCGACATGATCGCGGCGTGCCAGGCCAGCGCACGGCCGGCCATGCAAGCCAATACGGAGGCACGCCCCCATGAATAAGCCCGACAGCCTGCGGCGCGCGCTCGTCGCCGCGGTTCCCGCGCTCGGCGCCACGCCGGACAAGCTGACCGTGCGCATCGAGCAAGGCACGATCGCCGCGACCGGCACCCTGTCCGCATCCTTCGAATACCGGTACGTCGCGCGCGTGCTCGTCACGGATTTCACCGGCGACACGGATCCCGTATTCGTCGCGCTGGTCGACTGGGTGCGCGCGAACCAGCCCGATCTCGTGACCAACCCCGCGGCGCAGGCGAGCGGCATCGTCTTCGAGGCGATCGCGCGCGAACCGGCCGCGACCGACCTGTCGATCCGGCTCGCGTTGACGGAAAGCGTCGTCGTGACCACCGGGCCGGACGGCCAGCGCGTCGTCACGCACGTCGACGATACGCAGGTCGATGCGCGCGACACGCTGACGTGGGTGGCCATGCCGCAGCGAGGCGCCGCATGACGACGTCCGCGCTCATCGACCTGTCGAGCCTGCCGGTGCCCGATGCGCTCGACGCACTCGAATTCGAAACGCTGTATGGGCGCCGCAAGGCCGCGCTGATCGCGCTCTGGCCGACGCCGGAGCAGGCGGAAATCGCCGCGACGGTGGCGCTCGAATCCGAGCCGCTCGCGCGCCTGCTGCAGGAGAACTGCTATCGCGAGCTCGTGATGCGCCAGCGCATCAACGATGCCGTGCGCGCCGTGATGCTCGCGTATGCGCAAGGCAGCGACCTCGACCAGCGCGCGGCGCTGTTCGGGATCCAGCGGCTCGTCGTCACGCCCGCCGACCCGGCCAACGACATTCCGGCCGTCTACGAGGACGACGACGCGCTGCGCCGCCGCATCCAGCTCGCGCCGCAGGGCTTCAGCGTGGCCGGCCCGTCCGCCGCGTACGAGTCGAAGGCGCTCGCCGTCGACGGCCGCCTGCTCGATGCGAAGGCCACGCGCCCGCAGCCGGGCGACGTGCTCGTCACGCTGCTGTCGCGCGACGGCGACGGCACCGCCGACGACGCGCTCTGCCGCAAGGTCGAAGCCGCGCTCGCGGCGGAGGATCAACGGCCGCTGAACGACACCGTGCTCGCGCGGCCCGCGGAGATCGTCCGCTACCGGATCCGCGCGAAGGGCTACACGCGCTCGGCGGTCGGCGCCGACGTGCTGATCGCGCAGGCGACGAAAAACGCCCGCGCGTATGCGGACAAGGTGCGCCGGCTCGGCGTCGGCGTCGCGGAATCGGCGATCAAGGGGGTTTGCCAGGCCGCCGGGCTGTCGCGCACGGAACTGATCGAGCCGGCCGGCGACCTGCCGATCGGCCCGACGCAGGCGTCGTTCTGCGTCGACGTCGTCATCGAGTACGGCGGCATCTATGTCTGAGCTGCTGCCGCCGAACGCGACGCCGCTCGAGCGGCGCGCCGCGACGGCGCTCGCCGCGAGCGTCGACCTGCCGGTGCCGGTGCGCGGCTACTGGAACCCGGACGACTGCCCGGCGGCGTTGCTGCCGTATCTCGCGGCCGAGGTGTCGGTCGACGGGTGGGAGCTCGCCGAGTCGGACGACGCGCGCCGCGCGCTGATCCGCTCGGCGATCGCGCTGCACCAGAAGCGCGGCACGCCGTGGGCCATTCGCGAAGTGATCCGCCGGCTCGGCTTCGGCGAGGTGACGATCGTCGAAGGCCGGCGCGTGCGGCGTCGGAACGGTTCGGCCCGGTACAACGGCGACTACGTGCACGGCCGCGAAACGGCGTGGGCGGAATACATCGTCAAGCTGTCGCGGCCGATCACCCGCGACCAGGCGGACAACCTGAAGGCGGTGCTCGAACGCTACGCGCCGCGACGCTCGATGCTCGCGTCGCTCGACTATCGCGAGGCACCGATTCGCTACAACGGCTTCGCACGCCGCGATGGCCAGTACAACAGAGGGAGTATCAACGCATGACTGATCTGGTTGAAAGCTCGAGCTGGACGCCCGGTATTCGTCAGTTCGAAACGTCCGATCCGGTGGAGGGCGGGCCGGACGGGATCGATAACGTGCCGCTGCGGCAGCTGGCGAATCGGACGCGGTTTTTGAAGGACAGGCAGGAGGCGCACGAGGGCGCCGTCGATCCGTATCCGCAATACGCGACGAAAGCGGATCTCGCGCAGAAGGTGGCGGCGCTCGTCGATCAGTCGCCCGAGGCGCTCAATACGCTCAGGGAGCTGGCGAACGCGCTCGGCAATGATCCGAGCTTCGCGACGACGGTGACGAATGCGTTGGCGCAGAAGGCGCCGATTGAGTCGCCGGTTTTTACGGGGACGCCGAAGGGGACGACGCCGGCGCAGTTCGACAGCAGCACAAAGCTGGCGTCGACGGCGTTCGTGCAGGCATCGCTTGGCAACATGCGCGGCAGCTACACGACCTCGACCAGCGGGATATTGGGCGCAGCACAAGCCGGCATGCAGGTGTATGTCCTGGCGCCCGGCACGACCCAGACGATCAACTTCGCGGAACTGAAGGACGGCGTGCGGATGATCGTCTACGCCAACTACACCGCTGCAGGACCGACGACGTTGGCGATCAACGGATCGGCAAAGTTTGTCGCCGTGACAAGGATGATGGACCCGACCATCACGCTGAATCCCGGTGACGCGATCTCGTTCGTCGTCGACGCGTCAAACATCAATATCGAAGTGACAACGGCGAACTTGCGGTATTCGGCTGGGTTTGGCGCAAGCCTCTCGCCCAACGGTTATCAGAAGCTGCCGAGCGGATTGATCATCCAATGGATGACGGGCGCTGTCGTTACCGCAAATGCGGACAATACGATTCCCTTCCCAATCGCATTTCCGAATCGTGTTTTCGCCATTACGTCAGGTGTCGGCTACACGAACGGGTCGGGTCAAGTTAACGGATACGTATCCGTTTCGGTCACCCCAACCTTGTCGAACTTCATCGCCCGAATTAATGGATCGACACCGTCAGGCGTCAACTTTGTTGCTCTCGGCAATTGAGGAATTCATATGGGTCAAAAATTCGCAGCCTTCGACGCGCGAGGCAACATCACCGCGTTCTACGACAGCATCGACAGCCCCGCCCCGCCGGGCGTGAATGTCGCCGACATCTCCGACGACGACTGGCGTGCGTTGCTAGACGGACAGTCACACGGCAAGCGCGCAGCACTCGACGGGAACATGCGCCCCGTGCTGATCGATCCACCCGCGCCATCGCGTGAATACGTGGCGGCCTCCATGCGAAGCCAGCGCGATTCGGCAATGGACGCAACCGACTGGTTCGTGTCGCGCCACCAGGATGAAACGCTGATCGGTAACGGCACGACGCTCACCGCCGCACAGTTCTCGGCGCTGATCAAATATCGTCAGGCCTTGCGGGACATCAGCGGCGCCGAAGGCTGGCCCAACGTCGATCTTCCATCGGCGCCGGATTTCGTGACCGCGATCGCTTAGTCGTCTCGTCCACCATTCCAATGACCTGAAGTCAATCCACGCGCCGCGGAATGATCCCCCGCGGCGCATGCGTCCTCGACGCTAACGACGGCGCCCGCCCGATCCTCCCGATGTCGATGAACATCGTCGCCATCTTCAGCACTGCGATGGCGATGACGCCCTTCTACCCGACACACCGGCCGTTCTGACCAACATCGCCGCAACTCGAAGGCGCGCGCATAACAGGGCCGGCCTGCCGCACGCATCCTCCAGGACCGCCATTCCGCGCGTCCCGCCGTTCAGTTCCCCACCAATGCTTGCATGAAGCGCCGGCCGTCGATCCGCACGACGAACATCGACGCGACGTAACGCACGCATCAATCGATGCCGACACGGCCAGCGTGATCATCGCGCCGCTTTGCGCATTCGTCACCGCCCCCTCCCGCCACCCGATTCACGCGCCCCGCCCCCCTCATTCGCATCCCGAACCTTCCGTCCTCACCGCCACGACACACGCGATCGCTCGCCCCACAAGCCCCCGCCCGGCACCATTGACCCCATGGACGCTAACGAAACTCAACGGCAGGCACGCAACGCGGTGCGCAAGGGAACGATCCTCGCGATCGACCATGCGCGCGCGTTGTGCCGCGTCTCGGTGGGCGACCCCGACACCGACGGCGGCGGCCTGCAGACCAACTGGATTCCGTGGATCGCCTGCGCGGCCGGCACGACGCGCGACTGGCTGCCGCCGAGCGTCGGCGAGCAGGTCGTCCTGCTCTGCCCGATGGGCGATCCGGCGCAGGGCGTCGCGCTGCGCGGCCTCTTTTCCGACGCCGCACCTGCGCCGGCATCGAGCCCCGACACGCACACGCGCATCTACCCCGACGGCGCATCGATCGAATACGACCACGCCGCGCATGCGCTGAAGGCCTCGCTGCCGGCCGGCGCGACCGTGCTCGTCGTCGCGCCCGAATCGGTCGTCGTGCAGACCAAGGCCGCGACCGTGCAGGCCGAGACCATCACGCTCGACGCGCAGCAGACGACCTGCACCGGCGCGATGACGGTCAAGGGCCCGTTCGCGTTCGAAGCCGGCATGACCGGCACGGGCGGTGCGGGCGGCGGCGCCACGATGCAGATCGACGGCGCGGCCACCTTCACGCGCGAAGTGACGTCGCAAGGCATCAGCCTGCCGCATCACAAGCACCGCGAACAAGGCGATGGACAACTGGTGAGCGAACCGCAATGAAAGGCATGAACGCAAACACCGGCCGCTCGATCTCGGGCCTCGGCCACTTCTACCAGTCGATCGGCAAGATCGTGACGACGCCGCTCGCGTCGTGCGTGATGCGCCGCACGTTCGGCTCCGAGCTGCCCGACCTGATCGATGCGCCGGGCAACGGCGCGGTGCGCACGCGCCTGTACGCGGCGATCGCGACCGCGCTGATGCGCTGGGAGCCGCGCCTCACGCTCACCCGCGTCGTGCTCTCGTCCGACGACGCGGACGCGGCATCCGGCACGGTCTATCTCGACATCGAAGGCTGGACGAGCGAGAGCGGCGCGGCCGTGTCGACGCGCGTGCCGGTCGCACACGGGAGCGCGGCATGAGCGTGACCCCGATCGACCTGTCGCAGCTGCCGTCGCCCGACGTCGTCGAGACGCTCGCCTACGAAGCGCTGCTCGCCGAGCGCAAGGCGCGGCTCGTCGCGCTGTACCCGGCGGACGAACAAGCGGAGATCGCCGCCACGCTCGCGCTCGAATCGGAGCCGATGGTGCGGCTGCTGCAGGAGAACGCCTACCGCGAGCTCGTGCTGCGCCAGCGCGTGAACGACGCGGCGCGCGCGGTGATGCTCGCGTACGCAACGGGCCGCGACCTCGACAATCTCGCGGCACTGTTCGGCATCGAACGCCTGACGATCACGCCCGCCGACCCGGAGCACGACATCGAGGCCGTCATGGAAAGCGACACCGATCTGCGCGCCCGCACGCAGCTCGCGCCGCAGCGCTTCTCCGTCGCCGGCCCCGAGGGCGCATACGTGTCGCATGCGCGCAATGCGGATGGTGGCGTGCTCGACGCGTCGGCGGTCAGCCCCGCGCCGTGCGAAGTGCTCGTCACGGTGCTCGCGCGCGGCGGCGACGGCACCGCGGACCCTGCGCTGCTCAAGGCCGTGACGGCCGCGCTGCAGGCCGACGACGTGCGCCCGCTCACCGACAAGGTGACGGTGCGCGGCGCGGAGGTGCTGCGCTACGCGATCCGCGCGCGCCTGGTGTTCTTCGCCGGCCCCGATCGCGCTGTCGCGCTCGCGCAGGCCAACAAGGCGATGCGCAAGTACGCGGACGACATGCACCGGCTCGGCATGGAGGTCACGCTGGACGGCATCTACGCGGCCGCCCGCGCGGCGGGCGTGCAGAAGGTGATCCTCGAAAGCCCGCTCGCCGGCATTCCGGCGACCAGGCAGCAGGCCCCCTACTGCACCGGGATCGAGCTGATCGACGGCGGGGTGTACGGCAATGAATGACATCCTGCCGCCGAACGCGACCCGGCTCGAGCGCAAGCTCGCGGCCGTGAACGCCCGCATCGACGACGTGCGCACGCCGCTCGCGACGCTGATGAACCCCGACGCGATCCGGCTCGACCTGCTGCCGTGGCTTGCGTGGCACCTCGGCGTCGACGCGTGGAAGGGCTACTGGCCCGAGCACGTGAAGCGCGCGCGCGTCCGCGAGGCGATTCCGATCGCGCGCCGCAAGGGCACCGCCGCGGCCGTGCGCGACGTCGTCGCAACCTTCGGCGGCAACCTCGTGCTGCGCGAATGGTTCGAGCAGAACCCGCCGGGCCGGCCCGGCACGTTCGACATCGTGATGACGGTCAGCGGCCAGGAGGGCGAACCGCCGACCGCCGAATACGTCGCCGACATCCTCGCGGAAATCGACCGGACCAAGCCGGTACGGGCGCACTACACGTTCACGCAGGGCTTCGCGATGCGGGGCCGGCAACGCGTGGGCGCCGCCGCACGCGTGGCGGCCTATCGCCGCCTGAACCTCACCGACTACTGACCGCACATGGCAACCCAGATCATCATCACCGACGCCGGCCGCGCAGCGCTGGTCGCACCCGGCAACGGCGGCACCAGCGCCCGCCAGGTCGTGGAAATCGGCCTGGCGAACGCGCCGTTCGTCGCCGACAAGGGGCTCGTGAAGCTGCCGAACGAGCTGAAGCGCATCACGACGTTCGGCGGCGCCAACATCGCGCCGGACACGATCCACGCGACGCTGAAGGACGACACGGCGGACCAGTACTCGCTGTACGGGTTCGGCCTCTACCTCGAGAACGGCGTGCTGCTGGCCGCCTACGGGCAGGCGACGCCGATCATGGAGAAGTCGCCGGCCGCGCTGCTGCTGCTGTCGACCGACATGCAGTTCGCGACGATCGACGCGACGCAGCTCGTGTTCGGTGATGCGTCGTTCCTGAACCCGCCGGCGACGACCGAGCGGCAGGGGGTGGTCGAGCTGGCGACGCAGGCGGAGGTGAACAACGGCGCCGACGAGACACGCGTGCTGACGCCGAAGACCGCGGCGTCGCGGTACGCGGCACTGACCGGCGCGAAGTTCACCGGCCCGATCGTCACCGAGTTCGATGCAGGTCCGGACACCGCGCACGTCACCGTTCGCCCGCCGTCCGGCAAGACCGGCCGGGAAAGCCGCGTGCGCCTGCACGGCACGTTCGGCGCCAACAACGCCGATACCGGCACGCGTCTGGTCGCGACGGTGCGGGCAGGCTTCGACAACGGGGCATGGGGGCGCGAATACGTCGATCTGTGGCTCAACAAGACCGCCAACGATCCCGAGACCGATGCGAACCAGGCGCGCGCCGTGCGTGTCACGTACGGCGGTCGCGTGCTGGTCGGCGACGTCAGCGATGACGGCTCGAATCTGCTCCAGGTAAGTGGCGGGGCAAAGTTCGGCTGGGCGTCGGCGGGCTATTTGGCTATCGACAATGGCGCGAGCTGGTCCACGCTATACCTCAAGAACGGCGGAAAGAATCGCTGGACGCTCGGTAAGTCGGATGCAGACGACTTCGCGGTCTCTGCATTCGCCGACGACGGCACGACGCAAAGCCGCGTGCTGGATATTTCGCGGACGACGCAGGTAGCGAACTTCACGAAGCGGCCGACCTTCGCCGGCGCAACCCCCTGGGACAGCGCCAACCTCAATCCGGCGCAGTTTGTGGCAGACGCCGTGCTGACCGCGTTGGTCGGTCAGATCGTCTTCGAACCTCGCACGACGGTACGAGCCGGCTTTCTGAAGGCGAACGGCGCGCTCGTGAACCGCGCGGACTATCCGCGTCTGTGGGCGTATGCGCAGGCGAGCGGCGCGCTCTTGTCAGAGGCTGATTGGGGGAAAAGTCGATCGGGTTGCTTCGGAATGGGGGATGGCGCAACGACTTTTCGCCTTCCGGAGCTTCGAGGCGAATTCATTCGCTGTTGGGATGACGCGCGCGGCGTCGACGGCAATCGTGAAATCGGCTCACTGCAGAACTCGGCAAACCTATCACACGCGCACGGCGCTTCGGCGTCAGCGGGGGGCGATCACGTGCACTCGGCCTGGACCGACACGCAGGGCTGGCACGGTCACCACGGATGGACTGCCGGCGTGGGCGATCACCAGCACGTCTCGCCGTGGGGTGAAAACTCGTCGGCCTACGCCCCGCCTTGGGGAACGTGGGGAGGCAACGACAAGCGTGGCTCCCAAGGCAATGACGCCGACAACACGTGGGGAATGACGAGCCCGGCCGGCAATCACAACCACGAATTCAACACGGACGGCGCCGGCAATCACGGCCACAACGTCGGCATCGGCTGGGCCGGCAATCACGCCCACAACATCACCGTCAACGCTGACGGCGCTAGCGAAGCGCGCCCCCGCAACGTCGCGCTGCTCGCCATGATCCGCGCCTATTAACCTGGATACCGAACCATGCTGATCCATCACTACAGTCAATCGACCGGCGAATACCTCAGCAGCAGCCAGGCCGATGCCGACCCGCGCAACGACCAACGCTGGCTCATCCCCGCATGGGCAACCGTCGACGCGCCGCCGCCGCGCACGCCGACCACCTGGCCGTTCTATCGCGACGACGCGTGGATCCTCCTGCCGGACTTTCGTGGCCGTGTCTGCTATCGCACCGATACCGGCGAGCCCGTCGAAATCACCGTCGCGGGCAAGACCCCCGACGAACTCGGGCTGACCACCGAGCCGCGCCCGTCGCCGCGCCACGCATGGATCAACGGCGCCTGGACCGTACCGCCCGAGCTGATCGAGCAGGAGAAGCGCGCCGCGGCGATGGCCGAGTTCGAACGACGGCTCGAAACCGCACGCAAGGCGAACGCCGGCAAAGCCGATGCCTACGCCGCGGGCCTGCTCGACGACGAAGGCATCTACTACTTCAAGGCTTGGTCCGCGTACCAGATGGCACTCGTCTCGGCGATCCAGGCGGAGACGTTCCCGGATGCCGTGACGTGGCCCGCCACGCCGGCGCCGTACGTGCCGCCTCCGCCTTCCCCGCCCGCCGAGCCAGCCACACCCGCAGTTCCGGTCGCGGATAGCGCGGCCTGATCCGCCCGGGAATCCTCCCGTTTCTCTCACTTGACCACATAGGAGTCGCACACCATGCCGCAGGATTACCACCACGGCGTACGCGTCATCGAAATCAACGAAGGCAGCCGTCCGATCCGCACGATCTCGACGGCCGTCGTCGGCATCGTCTGCACGGCCGACGACGCCGACGCCGCCGCCTTCCCGCTCAACACGCCGGTCCTCCTGACCAACGTCGTCGCCGCGCTCGGCAAGGCCGGCAAGAAAGGCACGCTGCGCCGCACGCTCGACGCGATCGGCCGACAGACCAAGCCCGTCACGATCGTCGTGCGCGTCGCCGAAGGCAAGGACGCCGCCGAAACGAACACCAACGTGATCGGTGCCGTCACCGCCGACGGCAAGTACACCGGCATGAAGGCGCTGCTCACCGCGCAGGCGCGCTTCGGCGTGAAGCCGCGCATCCTCGCGGCGCCGGGCCTCGACACGCAGCCGGTCGCCGCCGCGTTCGCGACGATCGCGCAATCGCTGCGCGCGTTCGCGTACGTGTCGGCCAACGGCGCCAGGACGAAGGAAGAAGCCGTTGCATATCGCAAGCAGTTCAGCCAGCGCGAAATCATGGTGATCTGGCCGGATTTCCTCGCGTGGGACGACACGACCAACTCGACCGTCGTCGTGCCGGCCACCGCGTACGCCGCGGGCCTGCGCGCGAAGATCGACAACGACACGGGCTGGCACAAGACGCTGTCGAACGTCGGCGTGAACGGCGTGACGGGCATCAGCGCGGACGTGTCGTGGGATCTGCAGGATCCGGCGACCGACGCGGGCTTCCTGAACGAGCAGGACGTCACCACGCTCGTGAACCGCAACGGCTTCCGCTTCTGGGGCTCGCGCACGTGCTCGGACGATCCGCTGTTCGCGTTCGAGAACTACACGCGCACCGCGCACGTGATCGCCGATTCGATCGCCGAGGCTCAGATGACGATCATCGACGGCCCGCTCAACCCGTCGCTGCCGCGCGACATCATCGAGACCATCAACGGCAAGTTCCGCGAATGGACGTCGCAGGGCTACCTGATCGGCGGCTCGGCCTGGTACGACCCGGAGCCGAACACCACCGACGTGCTGAAGTCCGGCAAGGCGTACATCGACTACGAATACACGCCGGTGCCGCCGCTTGAAAACCTGATGCTGCGCCAGCGCATCACCGACCGCTATCTCGCCGATTTCGCCACGCGCGTCAGCGCCTGACGTCCGGCCTCACCAGGAGTCACACACAATGGGTATGCCTCGCAAACTCAAGGGATTCAACCTGTTCCAGAACGGCGAGAACTTCGTCGGCCAGGTTGTCGACGTCACGCTGCCGAAGCTCACGCGCAAGATGGAGGACTATCAGGCCGGCGGCATGAACGGCCCGATCAAGATCGACATGGGCCAGGAAGCGATCCAGATCGAATGGACCTGCGGCGGCTTCATGCGCTCGGTGCTCAGCCAGTATGCGATCACGAAGCACGACGGCGTGCTGCTGCGCTTCGCCGGCGGCTACCAGGCCGCGGATTCGACCAGCGTCGACGCGATCGAAATCATCATCAAGGGCCGTCACAGCGTGATCGACATGGGCACGGCGAAGACCAAGGACGAGAACGCGTTCAAGGTCACGACCGTCGCCAGCTACTACAAGCTGTCCGTCAACGGCGAGGACCTGATCGAGATCGACTTCATCAACATGGTCGAGAAGGTCAACGGCAACGACCTGTTCTCGGCACTGCGCAAGGCGATCGGCCTGTAATCCCGCGCCCGGCCGGCTCCACCGGCCGGGCCTGAACCCGCGTCACCCCCTTCTTATCCGACAGGACCACCATGAACCCGATTCAATCCGACGACCCGGCCGTGACCGACCTGCAGGCCGCCGCACCCGCCGCCGTGAGCGCACCTGCCGCAGTGGCCGCAGCGCCCGCGCAGGACGATCCGGCCACGCATACGCTCGACACCCCGCTCGTGCGCGGCAACCAGACGATCGACGCGATCACGCTGCGCAAGCCGAAAGCGGGCGAGCTGCGCGGCGTGTCGCTGTCCGATCTCGTCAGCCTCGACGTCGCCGCGCTGTCGAAGGTGCTGCCGCGCATCAGCACGCCGATGCTCACGGAAGCCGATGTCGCGAACATCGACCCCGCCGACCTCGTGCAACTGGGGGGCATCTTCGCCGGTTTTTTGATGCCGAAGGCCGTGAAATCCCGACTGGCCTCCCAGACCGCATAGAAGACCCGATGGCAGACATCGCGACGGTGTTCGGCTGGACCCCGCCCGTGATGGATGCCTTCAGCCTGGCCGAGCTGATGGACTGGCGCGAGCGCGCACGCGTGCGCGCCGGCGCCGAATGAGCGAAACGATCGACGATGGACAACACCCTGAAACTGCGCGTCATGCTCGACATGGTCGACAACATGACGAAGCCCCTGCAAATGATCCTGACCGGCAACAAGGGGCTGGCCGACTCGCTGAAGGCAAGCCGACGCGAGCTGGATGAGATGGCGAAGACGCAGCAGCGCGTCGGCGAGTTTCGCGAGATGCGCCGCGGCCTCGCCGATACCGAAACGGCGCTCAAGGGCGCGCGCGCACGCGTCGATGCGCTCGGCCAGGCGCTGAACGCGTCCGGCCCGCCGTCGCGCCGGATGATCCAGGATTTCGAGAGCGCGCGACGCGCGGCCGCGGACCTGGCGGCCACGCACGACCGGCAGGCCGCCAGCGTGGGGCAGTTGCGCGCGCAGCTCGCCGGCGCGGGCATCGACACACGCAACCTGTCGCGCGACGAGCGCAACCTGCGCGACACCATGGCGTCGCGCCGGTCGATGATCGACGCCGGCGTGCGCGGCTACGACGCCGAGCGCGAGCAGCGCGCCGAAGCCCGGCGCGCGCGGATCGAATCGCTGCGCGGCGTCGGCGAGAAGATGGCCGCGCGCGGCAAGGCCATCACCGGCACCGGCAAGGAGATGTTCGGCATGCTGTCCGAGCCGATCGACACCGCGAAACAGGCCGAAAGCGAGGCGCTGCGCATCCGCGCGATGGGCGCGTCGGCCGACGCGGTGAAGTTCGCGCGCGCGCAGCAGGCGTACGGCCAGTCGACCGTCGACAACCTGACCCTGATGCGCGAGGCGCTGGCGGAAGTGGGCGGCGACGAGGCGCGCGCCAAGGTCGCGATGCCGCTGCTCGCGGACATGAAGTTCGCGAACGAATCGCTGTACGGCAAGGACGAGGGAAAGAAGATCGTCGAAAAGTTCATGAGCATGATGAAGGTGATCGACCTGCGCGGCGGCACCAAGGACGAGGCGGCGTTCGGCGCCGAAGCGGACATCGTGCAGAAGATGATGACGGCGACCGGCGCCAAGGTCAGCGGCGACGAGTGGGGCAAGTTCGCCGACGAGGGCGGCGACGCCGCCAAGAAGCTGCGCACGGACGCGTTCTACTACCAGATGCAGCCGATCATCGAGAAGCTGGGCGGAAAGGCGGCCGGCCAGGGCCTCGCGGCGCTCTTCAAGAGCAAGGCGAGCGCGCCCGCCGTGCAGCAGCTGACGGCGCTCGGCCTGGTCGATCCGAAGCTCGTCGAACACAACAAGAACGGCAAGATCACCGGGCTCAAGTCCGGCGCGCTGACGGGCAGCGACAAGCTGCAGAAGTCGCCGCTCGAGTGGCTCGAACAGGAGCTGCTGCCGAAGCTCGCCGCCAAGGGGATCACCAGCCCCGAGAAGATCAAGGACACGATCGCGAAACTGTTCCCCGACCAGGCCGCGGGCAAGCTGCTCACGACGCTGTACGAGCAGCGCGAGCAGATCCACGACACCGAGAAGCAGGCCGCCGCCACCGACGGCATCGGCGCGATGAAGGCGAAAGGCATGGAGTCGACGCAGGGCCGCGAGCTTGCGATGTACGCGCAGCTGCGCGACCTGAAGCTCGAGATCGGCGAGCGGGTCACGCCGATCTACAACAAGGCGCTCGACCTCACGGCAACCGCGATCGGGAAGGTCGTCGGGTTCATGCGCGAGCACCGCACGGCCGCGAACGTGATCGTCACCACGCTGACGGTGCTTGCCGGGCTGTTCGTCGCGGTCGGCACGCTCGCCAGCGTGTTCGGCACCGTGCTCGGATCGATCGCGGTGCTGCGCTTCGCGATGTCGATGGTCAGCGCGCTCAACATGATCAGGGTGGCGGTGGCGACAAATCCGCTGCTGCTTTTCTTCAGCGCGCTTGCAATGATCGCGGTCTACATCTGGCAGCACTGGGACACGCTCGGCCCGATGTTCATCGCGACGTGGGAAGGGATCAAGGGCGCGTTCGGCGCGGCAGTCGACTGGATCGCCGCGAAATGGGCCGCCACCGTCGAGTGGGTGACGGGCGCGGTGGGCGGCATCAGCGACTGGTTCAGCGGCCTCGGCGCCGGCTTGATGGAAATCGGCAGCGGCATGATTACCGCGCTGATCGACGGCATCACGAATCGCCTTGGCGCGCTGAAGGACACGATCGGCAACCTGGGCACCTCGGCGCTCAGCTGGCTCCGGGAAAAGCTCGGCCTGCAGGCGTCGGACGCGGCCGGCGACGGCGCGGCGGCCGGCGCCGCACGCGCCGCGCGCACCGTCGGCACGATCGCGACCGCCGCAAGCCTGGTCGGCACGCCCGCCTTCGCCGCCAACTCGCCCGCCGCCACCGGGCCGCTGGCGCGTTTCAATACGTCGCTCGACTACCACCAGCCGCTCAGGGCGCCGGCCGCCGCGAGCGCCGTGCCCGCGTCCGGCCCGGTCACCATCAACATCACGACGCCGCCGGGCGCCAACGAGCAAGACTTCGTTCGCGCGATGCGCGCCGAGATGGACCGCCGCGAACGCGAGAAGGCCATGCGCGCCGGCTCGCGCCTGTCCGATTGATTGTCCGCTGCAAGAAAGGAAACCTGCCCATGATGATGTCGCTCAACCAGTTCGTCTTCAGCCTGGCGACCGCGCCGTACCGGGAGCTCAAGCGCCAGCGCAGCTGGAAGCACCCGACCAGCTCGCGCATCGGCGTGCGCGATGCGAGCCAGTTCGCCGGCGTCGGCAATGACACGATCACCCTGTCCGGCTCGGTCGCGCCCGACAACGGCATCGGCGAGATCGCGTCGGTCGAGGCGCTCGCGCAGATGGGCGACGTCGGCGATGCCTACGTGCTCGTCGACGGCCAGGGCTATGTCTACGGCGCGTACGTCATCGAGTCGATGGACGTGACGGGCACGTATCACACGAAGGAAGGCGTGCCGCGCAAGATCGACTTCAACCTGACGCTCAAGCGCGTCGACGACAGCGCACTGGCCGCACCGCCGCCAGCAGAAGACGACAGCGCACCGGGCGACGCACCGCCGGCGAAGCACGACGGAGCATCCGACCGATGAGCACCTTCGACTGCAAGCCGGGCCAACACCCGCCCCGCACCGGGCGCGTCCAGCCGCAGGCCGACTACCGGATCACGCTCGACGGCCGCGACCTGTCGCGCCTGATCGCGCCGAACCTGGTCAGCCTGCAACTGACGGAATCGCGGGCCGACGAAGCCGACACGCTCGAGCTGACCGTCGACGACACGCGCAACACGTTCGCGATTCCGCTGCGCGGCGCGAACATCGATGTGTCGATCGGCTGGGTCGGCGAGCCGCTCGTCGACAAGGGCAAGTTCACCGTCGACACGGTCGAGCACACCGGCGCGCCGGACACCATCCGGATCACGGCGCGCTCGGCATCGATGACGAACGGCATGCAGGAGCGCCGCGAAAAGAGCTGGCACCAGCAGACGATCGGCGCGATCGTGCAGGCCATCGCGGCGCGCCACGGGCTGAAGACGGCCATCGACGCGACGCTCGCGCAGATCCTGATCGAGCACATCGACCAGACGCACGAATCCGACCTGTCGTTCCTGACGCGCCTCGCGAAGCGCTACGACGCCGTGATGACCGTGAAGACCCGCCACCTGCTGTTCCTGCCGATCGGCGGCGGCAAGACGGCGAGCGGCAGGCCGCTCGACGTGCTGCCGCTCACGCGCGCGAGCGGCGACCAGCATCACTACAAGATCGAGCAGCGCGACAGCTACGCGGCCGTGCGCGCGAACTACCACTCGAACGGCAAGGCGCAGCGCAAGTCGGTGGTGGTCGGCGACGAGAAGGGCAAGAACACGAAGGTGCTGCCGCAGGACTATGCGACCGAAGCGGAAGCGCGCGCGGCCGCGCAGGCCGAATTCAGGCGCATCCAGCGCCTTCAGGCGACGATGACCTACGCGCTCGCGCTCGGCCGGCCCGAGCTGTTTCCGGAGATGCCCGTCAGCGTGTCGGGGTTCAAGCCGGAAATCGACGACACGCCGTGGCTCGTGAAGAAGGCGACGCACAAGTTCGCCGATACGGGCTTCACGACGGAACTCGAACTCGAGGTGCGCGACGATTCGAAGAACAAGCAGAACAAGAAGGACAAGCAGGACAAGTCGCACCGCAAGCCGGCCGGCAAGCCCTGACGGCGCGCCGTTCGATCGGGCACGCGGGGCATTCAGGCGAGGGGGGAAAGGCGCGGAAACGCGCGACTGACGTGTGGAGGGAAGAAGGGCCGGACGGAAAGCCGGCCTGCGTGGCGATTCCGGATCCCGTTCGCGTGGCGCAGCGCACGCGCAGCCGGGAGCGGGCGCCGCACGTCGTCGCGTAACCCGGTCGCGACGGTGCGGCTTGGTCGACGCTCAGCGCGCCTGCTGGCTCACGCCGAGATTCAGGCGCGCGTCTCGCCCGTCGTCGGGCGGCGCCAGCGTGGCGCGCGCATTGCGCAGGTTCGCCATCGCCTGCAACGCGGCCTCGAGCACCTGGCCGACCGACTGCATCGCGCAGTCGATCGCGGCATGCGCGTCGGCCCGTTCGTCGTCGGTCAGGTTCGTACGACATTGCGGCGAGAACGCCGGCGCCCCGCCTGTGTCCGCATGATGATCAGCAGGCGCCGCCGCGCCAGTCGTACTGTTGTTGTGCTGCATGTCGCTGTTCATTCTTCCGGTCTCCACAAACACAATCATCGACCGCAAGGCCGCCCGACACGACGGGGTAGCCTTGGAATTCCCACCGTCGCCAGCCTCACCGGCTTTCAGAATGCTAAACCAATACTGTATGGATATACAGTGATTGTTCGGATTTTATCCGATGTGTCAGGAGCATGTTTTCAGACTTGAGCACGCCGCGACCTGCCCGGTTCGGGCCGATGGCCGACGGGTTCCCGGCCGCTCGCCGGCGCGCCGGCGAACGCGCCGGCCGCGCGCCGCGGCTACTTGCCCGATCCCTTCGCCGCCCGCTCGGCCTTCAGCCGCTCGAGCTCGGCCTTCGCGCGATCGACGTTCTCGGCGGTGCGCTGATCGAGTGCCGCGCGGCGATTCTCCGGCAGGCGCTTCGCGCGCCGCGGCGTGGCCGCCTGCAGCATCGCGCCCGTGTTGATGCAGCTCGTGAGGAACGCATGCAGCGATGCCTTGCCGGCGTCGTTGAGCTGCCGGTACATCGCGAGCACGTCGGCCTCGTCGGCGTCGCGGGCACCCTGCTCCGCCGCCCCGCCGCCGACGGCCCGCTCGCCGGTCAGCACGTAGCCGATGTCGACGCCGATCTCGCGAACGGCCAGCAGATAGGCCGCATCCGGCGCGCGTTCGTCCGACTCATATGCGGACTGCGAGCGTCTCGCGACGCCGCCTACCGTCGCAAACTCGTCCTGGCTGAGCCCGATCCGCAAGCGCTCATCCCGCAAGCGACTTCCGATATGTGCCATAAATTACCCATTAACAATTGACGAGCTGTTTTTTGCTCATTACACTGGCCTTACCGTAACGCAAGACTAACTCTCCAAAGTATACCGACCATGACCACCACCTCAGGCCCGCGCCGTTCGCCGCGCGGCACGATGTCGGACAAGCCCGTCTACGTCGGGCTGACGCCCGCCGAACGCGGCGAACTCGAGCAGCTCGCCGCGCAGCGCAACCGCTCGATGTCGAGCATGGCGCGCGAACTGATCCGCATCGGCGCCAGCCACCTGCGCGCGATCGCCGCGCCCCGCTCGCGCACCGCACGCCGATGAACCTGCGCGCCTTCATGCCCCCCGATCCCGCACGCGCCCGCCTGCACGCCAGATCCGGTGTGCCGATTCTGCCGCGCATCCGCGCGCGTGCCCATTCGCCGATCGGCCAACGTTGCAGCGCGCCGGCACGCCCGCGCGCGGTCTCTCGCCCGGAGTAACACGAAATGCGAATCCTGAACCGCTGCCCGCACTGCCGCACGCGCGCCACCGCGCGCAGCAGCCGTGAAATGTCGCTGACCTTCCGCGAAATCACCTTCCAGTGCACCAACCCCGAGTGCGGCCACACGTACGTCGTGAACATGGAGTTCGCCCGCACGCTGTCGCCGTCCGCGATCCCGAACCTGTCGCTGCAGCTGCCGCTCTCGCCGCACGTGCGCGAGCGCATGGCCGCGCAGCTCGAGCTGCCCGTCTGACGCCGTAGGGCCGGTTCTCGCGAACGACCGGCCGCTGCAGCCCCGCTCCCTGCTGGTCCCTCGCATCGTGCCTGTGCGGCGCGAGGGATTGCTTTTGCCGTCGAAAAGGACACCGATGACCTCGACCCGCCCTGGCCGCGCGATGCGCGAGCCGATGTTTCACCGCTTCGCGCCGCGCACCGGCGCGTTCGCCGGGGAGGCGCGCACATGAACCGCCACCCCGCCCCCGCACCGCACGACGCGGCACTGCGCGCCGCCATCGAGGCGGCCGCCGACGCGCTGAGCTTCGACCACCCGGCCGACAGCGCCGCGCGGCAGTGCGCACTCGCCCGCTTCGTCGCCGCCCTCGGCGATCGCCTCGCGCTCGGCTTCCCGCACGCCGCCGCCGCGCTGCATGCGCTCGCCGCGTCGCCCGCCACCACAGGCAATCCGGCGCACGCGCTGCGCCGTCAATTCGAGCAACAGCAATAAACCCGCAACGACGATGGCCACGATCGACGAACTGAAACAGCGCATCGACCTGCACGACCTCGCCGGCCGCCTCGGCCTGCAGCGCGGCCGCGGCGGCGACAAGGCGCTCTACCACTCGCCGCAGCACGAGGACCGCAGCCCGTCCCTGTCGATCTTCGTGAACCACCCGAAGCACGGCAGCGGCTGGCGCGACCACAGCGCCGACGCCGGCGGCTCGTGCATCGACCTCGTGATGCACGCGCGCGGCGGCACCGTCGCCGACGCCGTGCGCTACCTCCATGACGCCTACGGGATCCCCGCCGACCGGCCGGCGCCGACGGAGCGCCGCGAGAAATCGACCGTCGAATACATCGCCGACCGGTGCCTTGCCGAGCGCGACCGCGTGCGCGCGTACCTCGGCGGCCGCGGCATTGCCGACTCGGCGATCGACGCGGCGCTCGCCGCGCGCACGCTCGGCTTCAACGCGTGGACGAGCCCGAAGGTCGCCGCCGGCGACGTCGGCCACGGCGGCCCGGCTGCCGCGTTCGTGGTGCGCGCGCCCGGCGACGCGCGCGTGGTCGCGGTCGACATGCGCTACGTCGACGCCGCGCTCAACGGCGGCGTGAAGACGCAGACCCAGGGCGACAAAAACGGCTACGGCTGGACCGCCGATGCGCGCCGGCTCGAGCGCGCGAAGCGCGTCTACCTCGTCGAAAGCGCGATCAACGCGCTGTCGGTGGACACCTGCGCGCTGCCCGGCACGGCCGCGCTCGCGCTGCGCGGCCTCGCGAACGTCGACGCGATCGATTTCGCGTTTCTGCGCGGCAAACAGGTCGTGATCTGCCTGGACAATGACGAACCGTTCGCGGACGGCCACCCGCGCGCCGGCCGCCGCCCCGGCCCCGAGGCCGCTTGGGCGCTGTACGAGCGGCTCACGGCGCTGAACATCAGCGCCGTGCTCGTCGACCAGGCCGGCTGGCTCGCCGACCTCGCGGACGGCGAGCAGGCGCAACAGCCCATCAACGACGTGAACGACTACCTGCAGCTGCGCGGCCCGGCCGAGCTGGCGCGCGCGCTCGAGCAGCTCGAACCGTGGCTGATCGCGGGCCTGGCCGGCGACGCCACGCGTCGCGGCCGGCCGCGCATCTTCCTGCCGTCGCACGACTTCGCGCAGTACTGGCGCTTCCGCACGCGGCCGGATTTCACGAGCTACATCACGAAGATGGACCGCAACGAGGAGTCGGGCGTCGAAACGCCCGTGATGACGGACCTGTGCGGCTTCCGCATCGCCGGCATCAGCCGCGTGTCGGTGGCGAGCGCGACGTCGACGATGACGGGCGACGCCGACCAGGCGCCCACCGTCTACTTCGCCGTCTCCGTTCAAGCGCCGCGCCACGGCGCGCAGCTGATCCGCCGCGTGATGCTCGACGACCAGCTGCACAACGTCGACCAGTGGGGCAAGTTCGGCCCGATCTGGGCGCCGGCGCCGTTCAAGCGGATGGTCAACATCCTCGAGCGCGGCGCGGATCTCGGCGCGCGCCAGGCCGCGAATTTCGTCGGGCTCGCGTGGCGCGACGGCCGGCTGATCGTCAACGAAGGCCCCGACTGCTACTTCACCGAAGCGGACAAGCAGTGCCCGTATCACAACCTGACGTTCCCGAGCGGCCCGGTCGGCGACGCGCGCCGCGTGATCACCGCGTACCAGGCGACGTTCCGGCAGAACGCCGCGACCATCCCGCTCGTGTGGGCGCTCGGCGGCCACCTGAAGGCGCTGCTCGGCTTCTGGCCGCACATCACGATCCAGGCGAACAAGGGCGCGGGCAAATCGACGCTGATCAAGCGGCTCGAGCGCTCGCTCGCGTTCACGATGTTCTCCGGGCAATCGCTGCAGACCGAATTCCGGCTGCTGACCAGCATCAGCCACACGAGCCACCCGGTCGGCTGGGAAGAACTGTCCGCGCGCCGGCAGGACGTGATCGACAAGGCGGTCGGGCTGCTGCAGGAGAACTACCAGTACACGGTGACGCGGCGCGGCGCCGAGATGACCGAATACCTGCTGTGCGCGCCCGTGATGCTGGCCGGCGAGGACGTGCCGGTGCGCAGCCTGCTCGGCAAGCTCGTGCGCACGACGCTCACCGGCAAGCGCGGTCCGCTGATGCCGGACGACCTGCCGCGCTTCCCGGTCCGGCAATGGCTCGCGTTCCTCGCGGGCCTCGACCGGCGCGCGGCGCTCGAGCAGTACGCGGCTCTGCGCGACAAGGCGCTGGCTCACTGCCGCGCGAGCGGCGAGGACGACGGCGCGCGGCGCATGGCCGGCAACTACGCGGCCGTCGCGCTCGCATGGCGCTACCTGTGCGAATTCGCCGGCATGGACCCGAGCGAAGGCGACTTCCCGCGCGACCTGATCGCCGAGATGAACGGCCACGTCGCCGAGACGAGCGCCGATCGGGAGCCGTGGGTATGGATCATGGAAACGGTGCTGTCGGAGATCGACGGCGGCAACTACCAGCATCCGTACACGTTCGACACCGTCGACGGCGAGTTCTGCCTGCTGCTGCGCACCGGGCACGTGATGGATCACATCGCGCACACGAGCGCGCTGCGCGACAAGTGGAACGGGCTGCCGGTGAAGTCCGACCGCGTGTTCAAGGCGCAGCTCAAGCACGCGGGCGTGGTCGTCGGCGACAAGGAGGTCGAGCGCCGCATCTATACGCGGCGCGTCGCGCACCTCGTGCCGGTGTCGCTCGAGCGCCTGGCCGCGTTCGGGCTGTACGTCGCGGTGCGCGAGGATCTCGCGACCGATGCGCGGCAAGGAGCGCGCGCATGAGCCGCGTACGGACGATGCAGCGGCTGCGCCGGGGCGGCGCAGGCAGCGCAAAAAACCCGTGGTTTTCGTGGGAGCGCGCGCCTAAGTGCTTGATTTCAGAAGCAAGTGCCGCCACGCGTCACTCGGTTTTCGCCACGGGTCGGGCCGTTTTTGCCACGCGTGCGGTTTCCGTGGCGAGCGCCGTCGCCCCTTTCCTTCTTCTCTCTAATTCATTGAAAAAGAAGAAGAAAGAACCAGGAGAAAGGCAAGAAATCCGTCCGGCGGCCGCGCCACGGGTGATCGACGATTTGCCACGGGTCGGCGCGCCTGCCTGTTTTTCGTGCCACGGGTCGGCAGCGGTATCCACGGCTGACCCGTGGCGCGCCGTGGCATAGATATCCCATAAAAATCATACGGTTATGAAAGCAATGGGCCAGAACCACGAATCCACGGGTTGCGCTGCGTGTGCGCCCCCCGCGCAGGGCGCCGACGCGTCGCCGCTGCACACGATCGACCTGCTCGGCGCGGCGGCGATGCTCGGCGCCCATCCCGAGACGGTGCGCCTGAAAGCCAAAGCCGGCGCGCTGCCGGGCCGCAAGGTCGGCAAGCGCTGGATGTTCTCGACCGTCGCCCTGCAGCGCTACCTCGCCGGAGAATGGCTCCCGCGCGGCGCGCAGGGCGATCAGCAGGAGGAAGTTGAACCATGTCGCTCTACAAACGCAAAACCAGCCCGAACTGGCAATACAAGCTGTACCCCCCTGGCGGCGGAACGCCGGTACAGGGAAGCACTGGCACCAGCAACAAGGAGCAGGCCCAGGAATTCCACGACCGCCTGAAGGTGGACCTGTGGAACCAGGCGCGGCTCGGCAGGAAGCCGCGCTACACGTGGAACGATGCGGTCGTGCGCTACGTCGGCGAGCGCGACGGGCTGCCGAGCCTGGAAACGTCGAAGACGCACCTGCGCTGGCTCGACCGGCACCTCGCCGGCGTCGCGCTGGCCGACATCGACCGCGACCGCGTCGATGCGATCGCGCTGGAGAAACGGCGCGAGCCGCTCGTGATCCGCACGAAGCGCGGGATCGTGACGACCGACCGGACCGCCAGCGCCGGCACGGTGCGCCGCGTGATCGGCGTGTTGAAGGCCGTGCTGAACGCGGCCGTCGAGTGGGAATGGCTGGACCGCGCGCCGGTGACGAAGCGCGCGAAGGTCGTGCAGAAGCGGATCCGCTGGCTGAACCAGGCGGAAGCGGAACGGCTGCTGGCCGAGTTGCCCGGCCACCTGGCCGAGATGGCGCGCTTCAGCCTCGAGACGGGGCTGCGCCGCTCGAACGTGACAGGGCTGCAATGGTCGCAGGTCGACATCGTGCGGCGCGTCGCGTGGATTCACCCGGACCAGGCGAAGGCGAAGAAGGCCATCACCGTGCCGCTGTCGGACACGGCGATCGCCGTGCTGCTGCGCCAGCGCGCGATGAAACGCGCGCCCGAGTTCGTCGACAGCGTGTTCGTGTACCAGGGCAAACCGGTCTACCAGACCACGACGGCCGCCTGGCGCAAGGCGCTGGAGCGTGCCGGCATCCGCGATTTCCGCTGGCACGACCTGCGGCACACCTGGGCGAGCTGGCACGTGCAGCGCGGCACGCCGCTCCAGGTGCTGAAGGAGCTGGGCGGCTGGGAAACGATGGAGATGGTGCAGCGGTACGCGCACCTGTCGGCCGATCACCTGGCGCAGTGGGTCACGCCGCTGACGGCCGAGCCCGCGCCGATGCTGGCTGCAATCTAGCTGCAACGAAGCTGCCTGACGAAGGGAGGAAACCGCTGAGTGTCTTACTAGACTTGGCGCGCCCGGCTGGGATCGAACCAGCAACCCCTGCCTTCGGAGGGCAGTGGGCAGTATCTACGATGCAACACCTGATCAAAGCAGCGTCCGCTTTCGTATCGCGAGCCATGTCTGTTCCCCTCCCAAGCATCGCAAATCGATGCTATTGGGCCTGAGTCGCCAACCTCCGCCCTGCCTTTCGATCCAAATATCGGAACCGGAACGGAGTCAAAAACATCACGCCTTAACCAACTGTTCCAGCAACGATGCGCGCACCGACACCAACGTATCATCACTGGGTGCCTCATGATCGATTCGAACAGACCCGCTGCTAGCAAGAACAATGGTTGTCCTCAGCGCCCCTGGAAGCTTCAGTTGCACCTTTTCGATGACATGCTTCCGCCCCTCTATCAGCCGATTGCTCTCAGCCAAAACATCTGCCTCCCCCCGAACCAGCATCTTTGCGCTGATTCCGGGTGCCAGTTCGACTGAACCAATTTGAAGTGAATCAACGATCCCACCTGCGTTGAGATGACGCTGCACTCCCTTTGCCCACGCCAAGGCGTTGACTGTAAGTGGGCTTATTGCTAGACCAAAGTCTGTCGCTTCCGCCAATCTACTGATCAATCCTTGAACAGCGCGCGGCGCATCGATGAGTTCAAGCCCAGGCCCCTCCATCGACGCGCGAAATTCACATTGCTTATACTCGATTCGATGAAACGATAGCTCTTTGCCAAACGGATCAGTTACCGTGTCATCGTACTCAATCCGCTCAATAAATCTCGCCTCCAAATAATCATCTCGAACCCGATCAATCACGAAACCTTCCGACAATTGATCCGTAAAATTTCGCGCCTTTAATCGCTTCGCTAGCAGCCTCATAGAAACCGGCCACTTCGCGGTCAGCCAGCGATAGCGCTTCATTCCGCATCTCCTTCCGTTGCCGATTCCGCCAATAGATCTGCGAGCACTTTACGCGCAGCTTCTTCGATCATGCTCAGCAACGCGGCTTTCTCCCCATCCTCGACTGGGCGAATATTCCTTGTGTACACCCCTCCCTTAAACCGGAACGCTCCGCGCACGGAGTACCTAAAGCCCTTTGCCGCCTTTTTGTTCTCGAAGCCAGCATCAAATTCCACCTTCGCATAAGGATCAACAGTTTGGCGCGCTCTCCAAGTGATAGAGGTGATGAAATATCCCTTCCCCTTCAGATCTTGATACATTTCTGAAGCAACTAGGTTTTCGCCACTCAGTGCAACATTCTCTACAACGCCGAGCATTTTCTCTGCGGCGTCCTCCGCCTCTTCATCCTCAAGATCTAGCCCATCAAGCCCTTCGTCATCCGAATGCGCAACCCGCAATCTCAGAACATTATCAAGCGGAAAATTTGGCAACGACGAAATGAGACGAGTAAAGAAGGAAGTACGATCCTCTGGAGAGGTAAGACCAGTTAACTCAATTTCCTCAAGTTGAATCTCCTGCTTCGTCTTAGCTTCTATACGCGCCTTCACTTTTTCAACGATATCGCGAGCTTTTTCAGTTGCAGGCAACCGAAGCTCCAAGCGTCCGTCTTTATTCACAAATTCAATAGTTGCATCTCGCTCAGTCCGTTGCAAAAGACGAGTTTTCGAATAATCAAACTCAGAATAAGTTACATTCATAACGAACTCATTCACGCCCCTTTGATAATGCCGGACATTTTCTTGAGTTTCGTCCTTTTGATATTCCTCAACTATCGCCTTAAGCTCCGTCGGATCGACATTGGCAGCAAAGGTGATCGTGGAAGTTTTTTCACCACGTTTCGAAGACTCCCTTCGCTCAAGAATGCCACATACATCGGCATAATCTTGCGTCAGCATCGAAAGCTGATCGGCCAGCACCTCTCGCGATTCGTTTGGCGAATAGAATATGCCTCGGTCTCGCAAAAGTTCATGCAACACCTTCTCCGTAATCCTCTGCTTAGCCGATAATAACAAGTCGCGAACTTCACGATTGGTAGCATAGTACAATTGACTCAAATCACGCATAGTCCATCCCAATATCAATTGAAGAAAAGTCCGTAGTGACCTGAGTAATCTTGGAATATTTTATATTTCTTACCGTCTCAGCAAGCTCCGTCGCCTGCGCATTGTCCCCGAGTCCTTCTATATATCGCTGCGTCGCTCTTTGGAAGCGCGCAGACGCAGCGGCATCTCCTTCAAGCATACGCACATCAACCTTTGTCGCCTCATCAAAGACTTGATAGTGTCGTAAATAATCCAGAAGATATATAAACTCCTCCTCCGTACTACCTGAACGACGATAATACACAACAAAGCCACGCTGACTATAATTCGGTCCGTGCTTGTATTCCAACACTATCCAAGGTGATGTAAGCATCTCCAGAGTAGCAGCACGAGCCTTATCTGGCTGCAGGTTTGCGCGACCATCGAGCTGTGGATAGAAGTATTTACAGTGTTGAGCCGGTGGAAGTGTGGTACCGCCTGATGCCCCTCTAAGCTGGCGCATGTCGTATCGAACATTGTCGAGCCAAAAAATGTCCGATGGCCCTAAAACGACAAGCTTCGATCCTTTCGGCAACGCCAGATTCTCGTCTTTTACCGTACTGAGATGCGCCGAGAAATCTTTTTCATAGCCGCCGTCATGGTTATATACGAATAACAAGCCACATACATCAGGCGTGACATTGCCGTGCATATATAAATTACGCCACGTCTCACTTTTTTCAGCGCACGCGACTTGTTTCGCGAGACTTTCTATTGCACCGTGGACCGCACCTGCTGTAATCGTGGTCTTCGCATAGCTCTTCAGATCACAGTGAACAAACGTGCGCTTCAGCGAATAAGGTTCATCATAATAGAAGACGACGTCCGCCGGATGCGTGGTTACCTCATGATGCTCAGGGTCCTCACATGGCCAGTTCTGATCCTCCGGACCAACCTTTTCCCAGAAGAATTCCGAAAATACTTCTTCTGATAGCTTGACAGCCATCTGCGCAACCTTGCTTGTCTCTCCCACAACACCCCCCGGTCAATTTAACTACTTTCCAATTGCACAAAACCGAGAAAATCAAAATTGCCGATCTTTCAGCTTTATCAATCCGGAATATTTATACACATGAAATTACTGAACCTCGCCACCCAACTCCGCAAGCCGTTCGACCACTCGACAGGGAACGATTAATATGCTCGCTCGGAACAACCCCAACTTCCCTGTATTCAAGTTTACTATGCAAAAGAAATCACAAGCCTTTTACCACATGCCGCAGCATATTTACGCAACGTCGCAAATGACGGCGAATGCTTCTCGCTGGACAAGGACGTCTCCAGTCGCGACACTGCTGATGCAGTTGTACCCATACGCTCAGCAATCTGAGCTTGCGTCAAGCCTGCATCACGCCGAGCAGACAAAATCGCGCGCAACGCGTTGTATTCATCGTCCAGAGCGTCATACGCCGCCTTAACATTGCGACCGGCAAGCAGACGCGCCGTGTCGTCCGTCGTATGCGGAACCGGATTGAATCCCTCAGCGCGAACACGCTTCGCTGCTACCTTAGCCATTACGTACCTCTCTCAAACGTGTTTGGGCGATCCGCAGTTCATGTTGCGGTGTTTCCTGCGTCTTCTTAACGAAGGAGTGCAGCACAATGACTTGCCGCCCCACATGCGTGCAATAGAACACTCGCCCGATACCTTCCCTACCCTTAGGACGCAACTCGAATAACCCGTTACCCATTGCTCGGGAGTGCGGCATCCGCAGATCCGCCCCGAATTCCTGCATCAGATCCAACAGCCGGAGGTAGTCCGCAAGAATCCCAGCCGGGAACGCGAAAACGTCGCGCTTCACCCGTTCGTTGTAGTAGACAACCGTCCAATCGAATTTCATGTTAGCAAATTTGCTATATTTCTGCAATCTGGCCTGCCACTCTAGAGTGGCAGGAGCTTCTGCACGGCCGCCCGCCCCTGATCAGGCGACAGGTGGGCGTAGCGCTCCGTCACGGAGATCGAGGAATGCCCCAGCAGGTCTTTCACGACGTACAGGGAGACGCCCTCCATCACCAACCACGATGCGAACGTATGGCGCAGATCGTGGATCCGGAAATTCTCAATGCCAACGCGGGCGCACGCAGCGTTAAATCCTTTCTGCAGCGTCTGTATGCGCCTCCCGGACCACGCCGGAAACACCCACTCAGAACCTGAACACTTCCGCTCAACCCAATCCCGTTGATCCCTCAATGCCGACAGGGCAGCGCTATTCAACGGCACCACCCTACGCTTGCCGTTCTTTGTATGCTCAGCGTCCAGGCGCAGGAACGAGCGTTCAAAATCCACCCGGCGCCAGTCAAGCGCCAATAACTCGTTCTTTCTGCAACCTGTACTGAGCGCGAGGCGCACAAAGTTCGCCAAATGTGGGCGTTTTGCATAAGCACCGGCAGAAAGAATCAACGCAGACGCTTCCGCACGCGATATCCATCTAACCCGATGTTCTCCGCCATTCAATCCGAGACTCTGCACCGGATTCGGCAAGTCAGAGCAATCGCATTCGAGGCGGACAAAATTAATAGCGGCCGAGAGAAATTTCAATTCTCGCTTGACAGTCGACTCTTGCACGCCATCGGCAAGACGAACTGCGACGTACTTCCGAACGTCCACCCTTTTCAACGCCGAAATCACACGCCCACCGAAATACGGCTGAAGTCGCTTCAATGAGTACATATCTCGCTGCTTACTGCGGTGATCCTTAGCCGACAAATAAATCCCGACGATTTCCTCAAATGTCATTCCAAACGCCTCTAGCGCTATTGAATCATCAGAATATCGACAGTTACGATTCTATGCTTAAATCCATTTACAACATTGGCCTAATTCTCGCGCGTCGATAGCCAGAACACACCCAACTCCTGCCGCCAGAATGCTTGACATCGATCGAGCGTCGCGCCCGCCTGCAAAGCCGCCTTGAACGCGATCTTCAGGGCTTCCGCCGGATCGTTGGCAGCAATGTGGTCGATCGGCATCACTTCCGGCACCGCCACGCCGCGGCTCGTCCAATACCGCTTTTCGTTCAGCGCGTGTTCCGCGAAATCCTTGGTGATGTACTTCGCCAGGTAGGCCGCGAGCTTGTGCCGCAGGCCCTTTTCCTTGAACGGGTTCCGAACGTTGATCTGGCCATTCCCGACGCCAACGATGCTTTGCCAGATCGAGCGCAGCACTCGATAGTTCTGGCGCCCTTTGACGGCCACGTGGAGGTGCCACGCACCTCGCTTCTGGCGCTCTGGCGTGGCGACATACTGAAAGGTTGATAGCCTCGCGAGACGCCTGCGCAGCGCATCGAAATCGCGCTTCAGGCGGGCTTTGTCCTGCATGTTCTCGCGGTACGTCAACGTGATCATTCGGTCCGCTCCAATCGCCTTACACCGTAGCCGCACCTGCTGTTTAGCGCGCTTAGCCGCATCGAGCAGATTCGATTCACTGTTCTCCGACTCTCCGCGCTTCGCTTTGGGCATCGCATTCAACGACAGCGCGCCCATGTACCGATCAAAGCGCGTCGCCGTCACCTCAACTTGACCGTCACCGAAATTCCGGCCACGGATCACCCACTCTCTACGGAACGGCGAGAAGTCGCCTATACTTGCGTCGTGCATTGCAACTCACCTTTGTAATGCGCTGTTTCACCAAGCCCTGACCGTGCCAGCGTTCAGGGCTTTTCTTTTTTCCGAACTGCCTTTCTGTCCTTGCTCCGCTTCGCTCTATGCTGGCGTCCGTGTCCCGTATCCGTTAAGTGTCCCTGATACAAGTTTAGGGGCCGCGCTGCGCGCGGCCCGCCCGGCGCGCTCTGCTGCGCTGGGCGAGCCGCTCGCAGCGGATACCCCCACCCCTCTGCCCGCAACCGCCTACGCCCTCTCCTAGCGCGCCGAAACCACATGCGCCGCAGCGGGCTTTCAGGAGGGAGGGCGTTTCCCCGCCGTGCCTTCGTCATCGGCCATCGCGAGTACCCGCTACTCGGTCCGGCTGGCCGCGCTGAGCCGCGCGACAACCGCCACAACTCCGCATCACGGCCGCCGCTCTACGTCGCTGCGATTCCGGCCGGACACTCCCAACGCTAGACGCTCAAATCCGTTGCACCTGCAGCACCAACAGCACCTCAGTCCGCTGCTTCGAACTGGACCGCCCATCGAGGAAGCTCGGGAGCCACGCATAGCCGCTGCGCGCCGATGTTTTGCGGTCCTGTATCAGCCCACCCAGCACCACGACCTCCCCATCCTTCAATCGCGTGACTGTCTGTAGTTGTCGCGTGTTCTTCGTCGGCGACGTATCGACGCCGGTTTTCGTCGGGACGAAATCGGAGATCTCCTCATGCACGCGCAGTTCGATCGCGTCGCGCATCACCGTAGGCTCGACGTCGAAGATCAACCCGGCGTCCTGATACGTGATCGACTGAACTGGCGTGCCGCTCGACCCTTGGTAGCTCACGCTTGATTGCGTCGGCACCTGCTGCCCGACGTTCAGCCGCACCCGCTCGCCCGACGCGATCCGCACGTGCGGCGAACTGATGACCTTGAACCGCGAATCGGCATTGAGCGCGGATATCGCCGCGTCGATGCCCGGCCCGGTGAATCGCACTGCGCTCGTATCGGATGACGTGTCGCCGCTCGAGATTCGAAGCTGGCCGCCCAGCACCTTCGCCGCAATACCCCAGGCCGTATTGGTTGAATCGGTGTTGGTCACCTCATACGCCCAGCCGCGCACCACCACCTCGCCCGGCGCAGTGTCAAGCTCGGGCACCAGCTTGCGCAGCATGGCGACCTCATCACGCGAACCGACAATCACCAGCTCATCACCGCGCGCTTGCACCCCACCCACAAGCTGTTGTCTGCCCTGCACGCCGTTCGACGCATCAACCGGCACAGCACCCGGCACCTGCACCGAACCGGCCGCCTGCACCGGCGCAGAAACGACCGGGGCAACCGGCAACATCGAGCGCGCACCAATCAATGGCTCGACCATCTCGCGCAGATAGTCAGCCTTGCGATGACGCGGCTTGTATACAAAAACCTCCTGATCCGCTTTCGGCAATGCGGCACCCGGCTTTTTCATCACGTAGTCGACGCCGTTTTTCGTGGCGACTTGGAAACCGAGCGAATCGAGGAAATCCACCATCACAGCGCGCACGTCGCGACTGTTGTCGTCCAGACGAAACGACACGATGCGATTGTCGGTAAGCACGTCCGGCCCAAGCACATACGGCGTATGCATCGCGTCCTGATAAATCAAATCGACCACCTGCGCGACCGTCACGAACCGCAAATCGAACGCCGCGCCCCGCACATGCTTCAACGGGATCGGCACTGGCGCCGAAGGAAGCGAAGCCGCAGGCGACGCGCTATTCATCATGCTCGCGTCGATCGGTACCGTCGGCAGCGGCGGCACCGCGCCAGTTGCAGCCACACATGCGCCCGACAGCATCAACGCCCCAATCAACACGCTGTACCGCGTCATTTCACACCCCCGGTTTGTTCTGTTTTTCCGACCTGCACACCCGTCCAGCCCGCTACCTTCTTGCCGTCCGCCTCACCCGTCAAACTCACGCCCTGCCCGCTGAAACCGTTGAGCGGTGCAGTACGCAACCGGCTATCCGGCGCGACCAACACGACATAGCTCGCCCCATCGACCGAGTAACGACCGGCAACCCGCCATTCCGACGACTTAGCCGCATCAACCGGACGCCCAGCCGTTGCGGGGTTGGCAACCGCGACGGGCTCAACATGCTTCACCGGCTCAACACCAAAGCCGTCCTGCGCTTTGTGATAGACCTTCACGGCCAGCACGACGAACAGCACAGCTCCTATCGGAAGAAGGAACAGCGCCTTAGGAATGACCGCCTGCTTTTTCGTATGGACTTCGGCACTGGTGTAGAGCTTGAACACGTCACGCGGATATGGCCATTGCGTTTTGACCGCATCTTTCAAGCTGCTCGGGTTGTGGCAGTGATCCCATTCATAAAGCACCGCCCGCTTCAAGCCGAACAGGTTCCGCACATGCACGTGACGCCCAACCAGATCGCGAACCGTCTTGCTGATCCGCTGTGGATGCTGCGTGATGATGATGAAGTCAACGCCCATATGCCGGTGGACGTGCAGTTGCTCAACGTCGGGCGTCGGCTTCTGACTTGCCGTCGTCGGTGGATAGATGCGTTGCGCCTCGTCAATGACAATCAGGTCGTGCGCCTGCGCGTTCACATGCCATTGCCGCAACCACGGTTCGTCAATCTCGACGTGCTCGATAGCCAGATCGCGAATTCCGTCTACGAGTACACGGCGATCCTTGGCAATCTTCTTGAGGAGCCAAACTGCGTAGAGCGTCTTACCACTACCGGGCACCCCCGTAATCAGCGTAATCATTTGCTGAACACCATTTTTGTTGTAGACGTGAGCAGGTAAAACGACACGCGAGCCGACAGGCCACCGAGCACATACGCGATGCCTTCACCCACACCGCCGAGCGCAAGCACGTTCGCGATATCCGAGGGAATCCCGCCCACGCTCGCGGTCATCCACTCAATGACTTGATTCATCGCCACATCGATCCCCGCGACGGTCACAAAACCGATGCCGAGCGCGAGCAACACTCGCGTGACGATCGGACCAACCAGCGATACCAGCAGTCCCGCCCAACTCATGCCATCAACCCCGTAACGAAGATAAGGCCCGCCGCGAGCGCGCTGAGCAGAAGCACCAGCGGCCTGAGCTTCGACGCCAGCTCGCAGACCGGCGAGTAATCGAACTTGAGCGGTGCACCGAACACCTCGACCTCAAGAGGTTGCGGACAGACACCGTTCGTCAGGCCGATCGAAATCGGCGACAAAGAAATGCTTTTCGAATCGCGCTTCACATCCACATCGTTCGCACTCCCGAGCGGGGCGCAAGCGGATGCCTCCGGATACAGTGCGCAGAATTTTTGATCCGGTTTCGGATTGGGATTCGCGCCCGGGTCGGTTCCGGGATTGGTACCCGGATTCGTGCCGGGATTCGTGCCGGGGTTCGTGCCGGGGTTCGTGCCGGGGTTCGTGCCGGGGTTCGTGCCGGGGTTCGTGCCGGGGTTCGTGCCGGGATTCGTGCCGGGATTCGTGCCGGGATTCGTACCGGGATTCGTACCGGGGTTCGTGCCGGGGTTCGGATTCGTGGCCGGGTCGGGCTGAATGATCGGGCTGATAACAACGTGATCGCCCCGATGCGCAGGGGCAGTGAACAGATCGCCCAGCGTCGGCACCAGCTGCGGATTCTCTTTGATCCACGGCTCCACTAACCCGTTGTACACCCGCTCATATGGCACCCCTTGATAGTCCGGATCCGCCGCCGCACGCTTCCACGTCTCGTCCACAAGCTGAGTGATCGTTGACGTCGGCAACGGCAGCGACGCAACTTGAGACGGAAGCTTCGGCCAGAGCTTCGAGATATCTTCAGCCACGAGTTCCGGTACCAGCTCGCGCCGGTATTGAAACAAGCTATCTTGGTAGGTCTCGACGTAGCTTATATAGGGCCCCCTCTTGCCCTTGCTGTCCATACGGCTCCTTGCCCCGGTCACCGTGGTGTACATCCGGATCGGGTTGCCCGGTATGTTCGAGACTGGCGCGAAGAACAGTCGCACCGAACTGACGTTATCGTCATCACCAGCGCAGCCAGCAGCCAACCCACAGTGTCCGTTGTAGTAGTTCACGTACCACGTGAATTGGGCTGCTTGATCCAACGTACTTGGAAGGATGTCGTGGTACCCACGGGTGAGCCAAAAGTTAGCGGTAGTCATGCCGGCCCCCGGCGTAAACGGGTAAGCGTTGCACACCGGGTCCTTCTCTCGGCAGTAGCCATTGCGATAGGTCGGAATACCCGCTTGTGCCGCCCATAGCTCGGGCGCCAGCATTTGCTTGTAAGAGGGGTCCACCGCAGCGGCGGGCGGCGGTATAGCCGCGTAGCTATCGCCAACACTGGCTGGCGCCTCATTAACATCGATCGAAATCGACGCTTCGTTCCACTTCATCTTGGCGAAGCCGACTTGCAGGGCTGCGCCGAGCGCGATGATGCCCGCACCCGCCAAAATGGTTGCCCAAACTGGCGCGCCCGCGAATGCCAGGACAGCGCCCGCCCCCGTGCCGACGACGTTGAGCGCCGTTGACGCCTTCCCCATACCCGCCAGCGTCGCAGCGATGCGCGGGTCGTTCGCCGCAAAACCGCGCTGGATTGCGATACGCGTGACAATCGCCGCCTCGGCACGATTGATCACGAAACTCTCTATCGGCGCGAGCAGTGCCTGTGCATGCGCCTGCTGATTGCACATCATCGCGAACACGGCGAACAGCGCCAACCAGACTCCCCGGGTCTTCTTTCGCATACTCACACCATCAGGATCAATGCAGCGCCGTAGATCGTCGCGACCGTGACGCCGAACATCATGCAATACCAAAGCATGACTAGCTCTCCGAAGCAGATTCAAGAAACCGGCGCAGCGAGCGAAAGCCGAACGCGACGGCGAGAACGAGGAATACAGCGCCGCCGACCTCCAAGCCAGCCCCAACCCCGCCCGGGATAGGCGCATCGCCGATCGCTCCACTGTTGACCAGCGTCAAATGTGCGACCTGCTGCACACCGGCCGAACCATCCGACAACGTGCAAGGCACCTGACCATCCGTCGCTGCTGCACCGGATGCCGCGCCACACACCACCACGTCTATCCCTTGCGCTGCGTGAACTCCCAAGGCAACGCTAAGCAGCGCAACACACAGCCACCGTTTCATCCGATACACCCCATGAAAAAGCCCCCGGCGCGTTGATGCATACCGGGGGCTCGTCGCGCTGCGTGATTAGCGACCGATGAAACCCTTGACCACGCGGTAGCCATACGTCACCGCCGCGAGCGCCAGCACCGCACCGCCGACGAGCGCAACGTTCGGGCCGATGGCCTTGATCGCGTCAACGACCGGCCCCACGTCCATCGTCGGCATTCCCTCGCCTGCTGCAAATGCGCCCGCGCTCGCGACCGCCGTAGCTGCTGCTGCAAACAATTTCTTCATGTTCTTTCTCTCTCAGGTTCTGGCCCGGGTGTAGGGAGCCGTTCGGGCGGGCCAGCTTCGAACGACCGATTGCCCGTGATGGGCTATGCGCTTGCGTTCGCCGCCGGTTTCGCAGTCGGCCGGCCGAACGGAACGAGCGAGACGATGCGCGGTTCGAGCTTGCCTTCCATCGACTGTTGGAGCGCGAACTCCGCGAGGTAGTCGCCGGGTTGCGAGTCTTTCAGCGCGTTCGGCAGGTTGATCGTTCCAACGAGAATCTGTTTGCCCTCGCTGGTCTCCTGCTCCAGCACACATTGCGCCGTGTGGATTTCCCACGGCTGGTTCGTGCGCTTCGAGATACCACCGCGCGGGACCACTTGCAGAATCGTCAACTTTTGCTTGCTCATCTCGGTTCCTTTAGTTTAGGACTGCTATTCACGTTGAACGGAGCCATTTGACTCCGCATGCATGCGCGACGAACGCGCTAATCGAAAAAGGTGGACGCTAGGTCAGCCGTCCACAAAACACCGCGTCATCCGAGGGTGAGAGTCGACGCGGCGCACTACAGGGGAAACGGGTTGCGGGGCTGGGAGACTTCCACCGGAACCAGCGTGCAGAGGTCCGGCTTACGGCCTGCCCGATGCAAAGCGGCACGGGCTTTTTCGCGAGCACCCTCGACACCCCGGGCGCTAACATCGATGACGGCAATGCGGTTGTTACCGCACTGCGTGTAGGCATGAACTTGGTATTTCGGCACCACTCACCCCCGCTCTGTATGTTAAAAATCGTCTCATACGACTTGAACAACAACGGGCCATATGAGCTACAACCAATCCGCTTCATATACTTCCGAGCAAGCTATCAGCTACCTGCCGGGTAACATCGCGCAGGCTTGGTATTTGCTACCGACGAACACCAAGATCCTGATCGCACTTGCGCTGGTCGCCACGTATCTCGTCATTCGGTCCGCCTACCGGAAGGCAAAGCTTCGCAGGCAACGCGACCTCGATCCGATCAAGAAGGCGATCTACAACCCCAAGCAATTCCGCCGACCGCGCTAACCCAAAAATTGGGGACAAATTCTGTCCATCCCCCGACCCTGCTAGACTGCAGTTTTAGCAAGAAGCCAATTACTTAGCAAATTCCTAAATGCGAGTATCTAGGAAATTGCTAAGTCGGTCAAGGGAAAGTTATGACGATTGCAGAACTGCTCGACGCCGCAAAGCGCGCTCAAGGGAGCCTGACGACGGTCGCAGAGAGACTGGGAGTGCCGCCCTCCAAGCTGTCGGAGTGGCGGAAGGGCAAGTACAAGCCCGACGCGACGCACATCGCCGAGCTTGCCGAACTGGCAGGACTGCCCGTGTTCGAAACGCTCGCGGCGATCGAAACGACGCTTGAATCTGACCGGGCGTCAGTATGGATTCGTGCTTTGGGGAACCTGCGTGCGGCGGGTGTAGCGGCGACTGTGGTGCTTGGCGCTACCGCCGTGGTGAGTTTGACTTCAAAACCGGCTGACGCGGCTGAAAAAACCCAAGAAAACAAAGACTTGGCGCGCCCGGCTGGGATCGAACCAGCAACCCCTGCCTTCGGAGGGCAGTACTCTATCCATTGA